GCACAATGGAGACAGTGCTACCCAGTAGGAAAAAATAAGTTACATTGAGGAGGTGTAACACACCATGTGTACCATAGGTACTTATATGTGTGCAAGAACTTTGGAGGGATTATGGAAGTAAGCAAAAAAAATTTACCAGCAATACAGCGTGATGGTCATTGGGCGTTACGTCTAGCCAGTAAAACACCTGAGCAAACAATCAAAGAACTTGAAGCTAAACTAGAGATAATGTTTGGTGACAAGTACGAACGTGTAGGTAAGGCAACATCAGATGAATATGGCTGGGATTTTATACACACAGGATATGAAATAAAATCTAATGACCTTGTGTCATTACAAGAAGCGTATCGTCTAGCGTTCAAAGTCAATGAGCCATACCCAAAAGAAACATTGGAGAAACAACTAGAGGTATTGTACAGAGTGCAAGCCAAAGTTGGTGAGGGTAATGCTAAAGAAAAAGCAAGGCTGATTGCAATGCTAATGCTAGATATACCAGCAGACTTGGCAAACTATACGATAAAATACAATGCCAAGTACAATAAGTTCTGGTCTACTTACGAAGAGTTATATAAACCTATAGCTTTCAAGGTAGAAGCACGGAAGAATCTGTTATTATCACTTGAAAATAAATTAGATTCATTGTAAAATACTAACAAATACATATACTTGAGGAGGTAGTATGTCAAAAATAGAACACAGTATCGGTGGGTCTGACGTTACAAGACTATTAAATGGAAATTGGTATGACTTATACCTAGAGAAAATGGGTGAGAAAGAACCTGAAGATTTGTCTGATGCATTGCCAGTACAGCTTGGCATTGAAACAGAGAAGTTTAATCTTGGTTGGTTCAAAGACCACACACCTGAGGAGTTGTGGAATGGCAGAGATTTAGAACATCAAGCTCTATACAATGTACATGGTCACAAACTAAATGGTGTTCAATTACATGGACACACAGATGGTTTGATAATGAAACCACGTTACCCAAAAGAATCAATTAACAGACACAATCTTGGTCCAATTACTGAAGCTGAGAAGTATGAAAATGTATATGCTGTTATTGAATGTAAACACACTAATCCTTTTACCAACATGAATAAAGTTACTGACTATTATATGGGTCAGATGCAACTGTATATGTATCTTACAAAAACAGATGCTTGTTATTTGTCTGTTATATTTGGGAATAGTAAGTGGGATTATGTCAAGGTGGCTTGGAGTCAGGAGTATTTTGATAAGATATGGGTGTATATAAAAGAGTTTTGGGATTGCTTAAAGCGAGGTGAAGCACCCACAAACTTTGAAGTAATGAAACCATCATCTGATTTAGTACCCATTGACGACAGGGTTCGAAGAGATATGTCACATGACAATGAGTTCATGCACATGGCACATGAGTACAAACGTACATACTATGATGCCAAAGCTAATGCTGAAGCTAAGAAGTTTCTTACATTGAGTGTGACAGACACAGACAGAGAGTTACATTGTGACCTACTCTCTGTTCATGTATCAAAGACAGGTCGCAAAACAATCAAACTAATTGAGGAGTAAAATATGCTATCGCAAAAATCACAAGTGCTTGAGCATTTAAAAGACCGTAAATCTATAACCAGCTGGGAAGCTATTGAGCGTTACCATGCCACAAGATTATCTGCAATCATCTTTGATTTAAAAGATGAAGGTTACGATATTGTAACCACTAGAGAAACAGATGGTAAAAAATGGTGGGGTAAATATACATTATTGGGAGAAAAGAATGGCGAATAAAATACCAGAGAATCTAGCCAAGATTCTAAAAGAAATTGGCGAAACACCACAGACATCTTTATGGGATTGTCATGGTACATGGGTAATCAATCACAAGTCTTTAGAAAAAATTGCTGTAAGATTTGGCATTAAGTTTGATGACCCTGTAATCATAGAGTCTGACCAAAAAAATAAATGTGTTGTGCTTACTGTTCGAGGTAGACGTAATATTATTTCTGAGAATGGTAAGATGGCTGAAGTAACTGAATGGTCATTCGGTGAAGCTTCACCATACAATAATAAGAATGGTTATCCATATGCTATGGCAGAGAAGCGAGCCAAAGACAGGGTAATACTAAAGCTGATTGGTATGCATGGTGATACCTATTCAGAAGATGAAGCTGATGATTTTAAAAATTCCAAACCTAGAGGAGTAAGATAATGGAATATGATAATAATAATCGTGGTGCAGTTTTCCCACCAAGAGGAAAACAGAAACTAATCTTTCAAGGTAATGGTGAGATTGATAACAAGCCTGTTAATGTTGCTATTATCCAAGATGAATCTCGTGATGGCAAACCTTTCATGGGTGTATATGTAAAAGCTGGTGCAGTATTTACCAACAGTTACAAAGAACCCAATGACAAGAAGCCACACTTCACTGGCAAACTTGAGATGTTTGACAAACGTATTGCTTGTTGGGAATCTATGAAAGGTGACATGAAATATCTACAGTTTCGTATCACTGGTATGGACGAAGTGACACCAGTTAAAACTAATGACCTTGATGATGAAGTTCCATTCGGTAAAGAGTTAGACAAAATGGCTAGCGATTTAAAGAAGAGTGAGGGAAAGGACGTTGAGTATGACTGGTAAACCTAAAAATTATAATATCCCATTTAATTCAGATGACTTGAGTAAGATAGAAAAGTTACAACAATATTATCTTGATAATATGGGAATAACAATGAGTAAAGCTCAACTAATTAAAACAGCATTGCGAGTTTTGTATAGACAATTCTATCCAAAGTTGCATAATAAATAGGTACATACTTGAGGAGGTAATATGCCAAGACAAATAACTACTTGGGATAACAAAGTTATCCACAAAAATAAAAACCAAATCTCTGTTGCTCTGTACGAAGATGACCCTCGTGCAGAAGATTGGGATAAATATGGAAGAGTGTTTAATCAATACGGCACTCTTCCTGTAAAGGACAGATGCTGGTCTGACGAAGAAGCATTACTTGCTCGTAAGCGTCCAGCTGGTCATCTGTTTAAAAAGAAATACTAATGTCTAATAGAATAACGTACACCTTGATAGGTAAAAATATTTTAGCTACAGTTGATGATAAATATTATAGAACTGTATTAAAACAACAGAAAGTTATTAAACTTATTGGAGAAGAGTATGGCAGAAAATTTAAAATCAAGAAGAGGACGACCACCTAAAAAAAAAATTCCTACCGAAGTACATACTTCAGAGGAGAAAATAAAGCGAGTTCCGTTTT